GCCTCCAGCAGGCATTCAATGTGGTCACGCAGCGCATGAAACGCTCGACGCTCGTCGGCCCGATCACTCACAAAGCCTCTCCTATCCCTGGAAAGAAAAACCGCGATTGTGACGTGCTTCGCCCTTTTGTGCGATGGCTTTTTGATATTGCCAAGTGGGGCGGGCTGTCACAGGGTGATGAGAAGGGTAGAGCGGGGTAGATGGCGGAAGGCAGTGAGAGTCGAACTCGTTTTTTTCACTTGCAATGATCAGCAGTTTTCGGCTTTTCTGGTTCTGCTGGCTTATGTCGCTGCATTACTCTGCTCTAGGCCGCAGTGATTTCGACACTTTTTCGACATGTAATGACTATGCGGGGCTAGGCCGCGGATGGGGAAGTGCGATGATTGAGATAAAAGATATTGCAGGACTGAGCAAGCCCCTGACACGCTTGATTGAGGTGATTTCTCAAGGAATCGGAGGTGTTTCTGCTCCATACTTGATGAAGAAGAAAGCAGAGGCTAAAGCGCATGAAATACGCGTCATATCAGATGCTCTTAAAGGTGTAGCGGATGAGCATCAGCTCCCGGTTGTATACAGGGGTGGGGTCGTCGAATTATGGCAAAAACCTGATGATAGAACACTTAATCTTGAAACAAAGTCTCTCGAAGAGAGAGCAGAGCTTCGGGTTGATTACCAAGAGCGTAAGCGTCAGGACAATATTGAAAGTATTTCCACAGTAGCTGCTGTTGAACTTTCCAAAGAGAGTGATATTGCGGAAGAAACGCCTGATGAAGATTGGGTTTCGCGCTTTTTTAATTTTGCTCAAGATGTTAGTTCTGAACAGATGCAAGATCTTTGGGGGCGCATCCTGGCTGGTGAGATCAAGAAGCCCGGTACCTACTCTCTTAGAACTCTTGAATTCATCAGGAATATCACAAAATCGGACGCATCTATCCTTGAGCATTTAGGGAAGCTAGCTACTTCGTTTGGGGGTACAGTATTTCTATCTGTGCATAACAAGCAGTGGTTGCAAGAAAATCGCGAAATTTATCCTGGGCACCATTTCGAAGCTGGTGAGCTTGGAGCGATGTACCCAGCCGACCTGACTTTGAGGATATTCAGGAATGAGGATATTCGGGAGGAAATATTCACCTCTGGTTCACTAATACTGGTAGTTGGGCGCGGTGAATTGACTAGCGAAGTGAGTCTCCCTATGTGGAAATTCACCTCTGTCGGCCGCGAGCTTGTCGAGCTTATCGCTAGTAGCAGTGATGAGGAATATCTTGAATCACTCGGACAGTTTTTTTTAGAACGCAAAGCTACTGCCAAACTCGGTAGGATAATTGAGCGTATGCCTAACGGACAAATTCGCTACCAGATCTTACGTGAAATCTCGAATCCGATGTCCCCTGCCACGCCGAATGCCTAGTTAAGGTTAGTCGCATCTGTTATTGGGGTGGGCTAGAACCGGCCCCTAACAGTTGTTCCGCATGGTTTGGATATCCGGGTGCCACCTCAATTCGCTCCCTGCGCTCGGGCATACCATCGCCTAGCTACTTTCCGTGTGATTGCTATCCCGCGCTGGGTTGGCTCAAGTTTCGGTTGGCCTCGTCGTAGGCCGGGCTGGTTTGTCCAGACTCAGGCATGACCTCACCGGTCGCCAGCCACCACCTGTAGCGAGGAAACATCGCGTTTAGCTGCTCGATTTCCTCCGCACCCAACCTCGCTTTTCCCCGTTTGATGTTTGACCAGCGGTAGTACTCCTTCGAGCGCACCGGCGCAAAGGCGTCTAGTCCTGCGAGGTCAATCAATAGCACCGCTCTATCAGTAATGCTCACGTCGTTCGGCAATTTTCTTGTTGGTACTGTTTACAAACGGGATGGCGATGGTACTATCTACTCACTAGTGGTACATAGTACGAACAAGCCCCGTTCGATTAATGCCGAACATAGTGGAGTAAAGCGGATGGATACGGAAGGTTTTGACCCGCAAAAGCTGCACGGCGCCCCGCCCCTGATGCCGTGGCCGAAGTTCGCCGAGTGGATCGGCATGGGCGACGAACCCATCGTGGTACGCACCTGGTTGGAACGTGGCTACCTGCCGTCGCAGAAGGTAGGCAAGCGCACGATGGTCAACGTGGCCCTGCTGCATCAGCAGCTTCTCGAACAGGAGTGGACGCTATGAGCAAGGCAGATGACAGCCTCGACCTGTGCAGCCTCAAGACCTTCGCCGAAATGAGCGGCGTATCTGTAGAAGAGGCCGCCGACTGGGCCGCCACCGGCACCATCCCAACCATGCGCCTCGCGGACTTCCGTATGGTCAACCTCGCGCGCCTGCGGGCCGACCTGAAGAAAGGCAAAAAGGAGTTCAAGGAAGGAGACTACAGCCATGCGTAAGCCCGTCACCCTGGATGCTGAAACCGCCAAGGCTTACATCGGCCAGTCCGTGCTGCTGGAGCTGCACATGGACGAAGACGAGCCACCCTACTGGTGCTGTGTGCACATCGTCGGTGTGGTGCTGGCGAAGGATGGCGTCTGGGATTACCCCTATTTCATGGCGGTGAGCTTCGTCGACGACGGGCGCACGCCGAGCGAAATTCCCTTTGTGGACATTCTTACCATTAGGGCGATGCGGTACCGCGACCGGCATGGTTCCGGCAACGTACTGGGCCGCGTCGCCCTTCCTAATGCTGGGAGGTCAGGGGCCGCGCTCCCGGCTCGTCGGGACAGCTTCACCGTCCCGTCGAACGGAAGCACGGGCGCAGCGCACCCTTGACCCTGCACGACCATGAAAAGCCTATCGCTGGGAGTGTGGGGTAGCTTCTTCACCCCACGCTCCCGAGCCCTCGGCGGCAAGAGCGGGATGACAAGGGCAGCGCCCTTGGTGTTATTCGTCCTCGCGCGCCGCGCCTATCCCTGCCTTCCGCATCTGCTTCTCGGGCTGGCCAGCCTCGTCCTCTGCATCGCCGTGGCCGGCACGCCGCCGCCTGATCGTTCCTACCTCCTGCCATTCATCCAGGAACAACCGTGCCTGGATGACCCAATCGAGTTCTTCATCGACGCCGTTACTGCATGGCAGTTAATGAGCGCGCGCACGGCAGCACAGTTCTACGCCGAGCGTAGCGAGCGCGTCGCCTGTGCCGGCGTGCGCGCGCCCCCGCGCTGACGTCCCTGTAGCACGTCAGATAGATCCAGATTAACTACCGCATTAGTCAGCATTAGGAAGTAAACCAAATGAGCAAACCAAAGGATTTTCTTCGCCTAGACATGCTTGCCCGTGAAGATCGCAACGGGCGTCTGTTCGTAGATCCGGGCACGGCAGCATTCGTCGATCTGTCCAAGGTCCGTTTACTGCGCTGCGGCGTGGATACGGTCCGCCAGCTGTACCGCGGGCTGATCCGCCCCGAGATCATGGCGCTGTTCGAGAAGCCGGGCGCGATGGTCGAGTTTGCCGGGGAGATCTGGCACGCCGGGCGTGTGGGCCGGGACTCGGGCTACCAGTACAAGCTGCAAAACGCTGATCTCGGGTTCGTGCTGCTGATCAAGAACTTCAACGCGAAACTGGAGCAGATCGGGCCGCACCTGAAAATCGAAGTGTCGCCCCACGCCATTGACGCGCTGTCGCCGGAACGGCTCCAGGAACGCATGGACTACTACGCCGCTGCCGTGATGACCCATCGGGAGCGCAACCAGTGTGCTGTGCACCTCGCGTTGGATCTGCAAGGCTGGACGCCTCCAGCCGACCTGACGGCCCGCATGCACTGCCGCGCACGTGCCAACCGCGATATCTCGGGCATCAAGGAGATCCAGTGGACCATGGAAGCCGCCACCTACGGCAAAGGCCAATCCTTCCTGTTCGGCTCAGCCGGTGGCGTACAGCTCGGGATCTACAACAAGACGCTGCAAGCCCGCGCCCATGACAAGCTCGACTACTGGGAAAGCGTCTGGCGTCGCCGGGATTCGTTCGATGCCAAAGATCCCGAGAACTACAACCCAGCCCAGGACGTATGGCGCGTCGAGCTGCGTTACCACCATTCGGTCGTCCAGCAGTTCGCCAGCGGCTCCACCGATGTGAAGACCGGCCAAGCCATCGATACGGACTCCTTTGCCGCCTTCTCGGCCCATCTGGAAGGCCTGTGGCGCTACGGAATGAGTCAATTCAAGCTGCTCGCCCGCCCTGGCTACTTCGAACCCATCTGGACGCTGCTGCGTGAAGACGCACGGGTTGATCTGCCGGTCGATTCGCTGGTCGATGAGACGGAGTACAAGCGGTACTACAAAACCTCTCGAGGCTTCTCAGGCAAGAACGTGGAACTGTTCCTGGGAAACTTCGTAAGCCTGCTGGCAAGGGAGCGAGTGGGCGCTAAGAAAGCATTCGAGACACTGAAGCAATGGGATTGCTGGCCGGTCATCCGCGACCACTACGCCGCCAAGGACATGACCGAGCGGGATCTGTACAAGCACATCAAGAACCTGCTCGAGGAGCGCCATGTGAGGTGGGGCAGGGCGATCTAATGGCCATCGAGCAGCTGCCTGACGGACGCTGGAAAGTCGATGTAGAGCCGATCAAGGGCAAGCGCTTCCGCAAGACGGTGAAGACCAAGGCCGAGGCGTTGCGATTTGAGGCGACCTGCCGTGCCAAGGTGATCGACAAGCCAGACTGGACGCCGAAACCCAAGGACAGACGCCGATTGCTGGACCTGATCGACCGTTGGCGGCTACTGCACGGCCATGCGTTGAGCGATGTTGACCGTACGGAACTGGTCTTGAAACGGATGGCTCGGGAAATGGGCAACCCGATAGCCAGCCAGCTTACCGGCGCAACCTATACGGCCTATCGGGCGGCCCGTCTTGCCTCCGGCATCAGCGGCAAAACGGTGAACATCCAGTTCGGGCACCTGTGCGCTGTGTTCAACATGCTCCGCCAGCTGGGCGAGATCGACTACGAAAACCCGCTGGCCTCGGTGAAAACGCTCAAGCTTCAGGAACGCGAACTGACGTACCTGAGTGATGCCCATATCGACCGCCTGTTTCGCGCCATCCAGGAACACTGCCGCACGCCTCACACGTACATGGTCGCCACCGTCTGCCTCGCTACGGGCTGCCGCTGGGGAGAAGCACAAGCACTCCGACCGGAACGGGTGAGGGATGGTCACGTGCTGTTCGTGAACACCAAGGGCAAGCGCAGGCGCTCCGTGCCGATTGATCAGGCATTGCATGACCGCATTCACCAGCACTTCCAGGAACACGGCCTGTTCACCAACTGCCGCGACAGCTTCGACTACGCGGTGAAAATGTCCGGCCTGAATCTACCGGTCGGCCAGAAGACGCACGTCCTTCGACACACGTTCGCCTCTCACTTCATGATGAACGGCGGCAACATCCTCACCCTGCAAAAAGTCCTCGGCCACGCCTCGCTGAACATGACGATGCGCTACGCACACCTCGCGCCGGACTACCTGAAGGATGTGATCAAGCTCGGCCCGATTCGGGGTTTTCGACACTTCTTCGACACCCAAGCCGAAGCGGAACCGGGGAGGGCGCTGGAAGCCCCATAAACCGGGGCCTCCAGAAAAGAATTTGGCGGAAGGCAGTGAGAGTCGAACTCACCCGGGAACGGCTGCCGCCCCCAACCGGGTTTGAAGCCCGGCCGCACCACCGGGTGCGATTGCCTTCCTTATTGATTTACAAAGGATTTTCCTGCCCCGACTGTCGCTCAGAGGCGGGAGTGTCGAAGAAGTGTCGAAAATCCCTAGCAGGACCAAACGCTAACACGTCTTGCAGATGATCGGGCGCAAGGTGCGCGTATCGCATTGTCATCGCCAGGGACGAGTGACCGAGAATCTTCTGCAAGGTCAGGATATTGCCACCGTTCGCGATGAAGTGTGAGGCGAAGGTGTGCCGCAACACATGCGACTTTTGTCCGGCAGGCAGACCCAGCCCCGCACGCACCACAGCTTCATCGAACCGATCCCGGCAGTTGGTGAACGCACCGTGTTCCCGAAGGTGCTGGCGTATCCGCTCCGCTAGTTTCGGATCGATTGGCACCACACGACGACGCTTCGACTTCGTGTTCACGAACTGGAGCATGCCATCGCCCACCCGACTGATCGTGAGCCCTTGCGCTTCACCCCAACGGCAACCGGTCACCAGACAGATCGTGGCGATCAGCTCCACGTGTGGGTGAACCATGCTGCGCAGTACCTGGAACAGCCGTTCGATCTGATGGCTGTCGAGGTAGGACAGTTCCCTTTCTTGCACGCGAATCGCCCTGAGCATCGAGAGCGGATTCTCAAACTCGATCTCACCAAGTCGCCGTAGCTCATTGAACATGGCCCGCAGGTAAGACAGCTCATTGTTCAGCGTTTTCGGGCTGATGCCAGACGAGAGGCGCTTGGCGCGGTACTCCGCGAAATCGGTAGCGGTGAAGGCTATGGCCACAGGGTCTTTCAGGCGTTCGACCATGCGATCCATGATGACGCGCCGACCCTCATAGTCGGACAGCGACTGACCGTGCAGGCGGCCCCAGCATTCCACCAGTTGGGACAGGCGACGACGATCCTTTGGTTTCGGTGACCATTGCGGGCTTTCGATCAGCTTGGATCGACAGGTCGCCTCAAACCGCTGGGCTTCGCCCTTGGTCTTGAACGTCTTGCGGAATCGCTTGCCCTTGATCGGCTCAACATCGACCCGCCAGCGACCGTCAGGAAGCGCTTGTATCGCCATCAGACGGCACGCCCCCAGCGCACGTGTCGTTCCTGCAATAGATTCTTGATGTGCTTGTAGAGGTCGCGCTCGCTCATGTCCTTGGCGGCGTAGTGGTCGCGGATCACAGGCCAGCATTCCCATTGCTTCAGTCGATCAAATGCGGTCTTAGCGCCCACTCGCTCCCGTGCCAGCAGGCTTACGAAGTTTCCCAGGAACAGCTCGACGTTCTTGCCACTGAATCCACGGCTGGTCTTGTAATAGCGCTTGTACTCCGTTTCCTCGACCAGGGAATCGACCGGCAGATCGACCCTTGCGTCATCGCGCATCAGCGTCCAGATCGGCTCGTAATAGCCGGGGCGGGCGATCAGCTTGAATTGGCTCAGGCCATAGCGCCACAAGCCGTCCAGATGCGCCGAGAAGGCCGCAAACGAATCCGTGTCGATGGCTTCCCCGGTCTTCACGTCAATCGAGCCGCTGGCGAACTGCTGGATCACCGAGTGGTGGTAGCGAAGCTCAACACGCCAGACGTCCTGGCTCGGATCGTAGTTTTCGGGATCGGTCGGATCGAAGGAGTCCCGACGACGCCACACGCTTTCCCAGTAGTCGAGCTTGTCATTGGCTCGCGCCTGAAGCGTTTTGTTGTAGATGCCGAGCTGCACACCGCTGGCCGAGCCAAACAGAAAGGATTGGCCTTTGCCATAGGTGGCCGACTCCATGGTCCACTGAATTTCCTTGATGCCCGAGATATCGCGGGTTGCGCGTGCGCGACAGTGGAGGCGAGCAACTAGGTCAGCTGGAGGTGTCCAGCCCTGGAGGTCCAGTGCCAGATGGACAGCACACTGGTTGCGCTCACGGTTGGTCATCACTGCTGCCGCGTAGTAATCCATCCGCTCTTGCAGACGCTCAGGCGACAGCGCGTCGATGGCGTGCGGTGACACTTCGATTTTCAGGTGTGGGCCGATGTTCTCGATCTTGGCGTTGAAGTTCTTGATGAGCAGGATGAACCCGAGGTCGGCGTTCTGGAGCTTGTACTGATAGCCAGAGTCCCGACCGACCCGTCCCGAGTGCCAGACTTCGCCAGCGAACTCGACCATCGCGCCCGGTTTCTCGAACAGCGCCATGATCTCTGGACGGATCAGCCCTCGATACAACTGGCGGACCGTATCGACGCCGCAACGCAGCAACCGAACCTTCGACAGATCGGTGATCGCCGCAGTACCAGGATCAACGAAAAGCCGTCCGCGCTTGGTCGGGTTGCCCGTGATGTGGTCCAGCCTTGCTTGATCTTTAACGCTCATCTTCGAAACTCCAACAATGTCCAATAACGGACGGTTTCAACTGGATTTATCTGACGTGCTACAGGGACGTCAGCGCGCGCGTTTGCACGCCGGCTCGTGCCTCGCCGCGCGTGCAAAGAGCGCGGAGCGCACGCGCGCTGACGGTCATCACCACAGGAATTGCCCCTTCTCGTAGGGCACACGCGTAAAGGTGGCCGCCGCCTGTTGCTGGCTCGGCTGATAGGCCGGTGCGGTGGTCGGTGGTGGTGGCTGGTTGCGCATGTCCTGCGGCGAGCCACGGTCGGGCTTGGTGTCGTCGAAGTAGCCGTTCTGCACGACCGACATACAGAACCGAAACGACACATCCAGGCGGGTGCCCTGCTGCGTGTTGCAGCGACACCCCGTCAGCCCTTCATCGCTGTCGCCCACCTGCATGCGCTTGTAGTTGCGGGCGATCAGATCGCGATCGGTGGTGGCGATGCAGATCGGTTTCGGGAAGGCTTGCGGGCCGGTCAGGCCGTCATACACCGGTGCGGATGCTGGCAGGTCGTGCACCCTCGGGACCCGCTTGCCCAGGTACTGCTCGACGGTGAGCGGTGCCGATTGTTCGTCATCGGCAGCGCTTGGCCGGATAAACGATCCGACCGTATCCCGTACCTGATCGACCATGCTCCCGGCCGGCGCGCTGGTGGCTGTTGCGGCCTGCGCTTTCTCGGCGGCGTAGCGCTCATAGGCGCGATAAACGAGGATGCCGGCACCGAGGATCACGCACAGCGCCAGGATGAACTTGGTCGGCACCTTGGTCTGGAAATGGTGCTTGGCGTTGCTGCTGGTGTAGGCGCCGAAGTAGCGCTTATCCAGGCGCAGCGACTTCTTGTCGGCGTCCTTGAAGCTGGTTTTCAGCTCGACCTTTTCCACCACCACTTCCGACTCGAAGCGCAGCAGCTGGGCGGACTTGAACACGCGCCAGTAGTGAATGTGCGTGTTGCACAGCCGACGCAGGTGCACATCGAGATAGCGCGGGTCCTGGGTGACGAGGTGCACTTCGTGGCCCTGGTGGCGCATGGTCTCGAAGCGGGTGATGTGCTCCGGTGGCCGCGCCCGTGGATCGCGTGCGCCGAACCAGCCCTGCGCTTCGTCCACGACAATGATCGAATCGTTTGGCAGCTCGAACCACTTCTCCGGATCTTCGAACTCGAACCACTGCGCTTGCAGCTGATCGGGCTTGAGACCGTTGATGTTGTGGAAGTAGACGACGCGGCCTTCGGCGTGGGCCTTCTGGTCCACTTCGCGGATGGTGTTCAGGGTCTTGCCATGGCCGGGCTTGCCGGTGCGGATAACGAGCATGACGGCGCCTCCTTAGGCTTCGATGGAGGTGCCGCCCGGCTTGCGCCAGACCTGATTGCGGCGACGATCAGTGGCCTTGTCGATCCCGGCCAACATGAAGCGCGTCGAGATAGCGGCGAAATACAGGTTCACCACCACATCGAACTTGGCCAGCCCAAGAATCCCCTGGATAACCGGCCCCACGTCCCCCATCAGGCCGAACAGGTAGCTTTGCGCCTGGCCGATGATGAGGTTGAAGCCGACATAGGAGACGAAGCCGAACCCGATCATTTTCAGCACCATCTTCACCAGCGGGCCGAGAATGATGACGAGCATCTGCACGACGAATAGAAACTGCATCACTGACCTCCTACGGAGCGGCCCACGTACAGGGCAGCCAGGACGGTAGCCACAGCCACGAACAGGCCGCTCAGGTCACTGGCGGCGCGGCAAAGGGGTTCGTAACTGAGCTGGAAGGAGCGCCCGCCGCCAGTGCGCAGGCTGAAACTCTCGGCGCTGGGGCAGGTGGCAGGCAGGAAGCGGGTGCCCTGGTTGATGAAGGACGGCAGCTGAATCTCGGAGCCTTCCTCGAGCTGGAACTTGTCGCCCTGGACGGCGGCTTCGATGGCGGGTTTGTGCTTATCGAAGTCGGCCTGTTTCTCGGCGTGGCAACGCAGTTCTTTTTGCTGGCGGAGAATCGCGCATTGCACTGCATCGCCGGTGCACTTCACCTCGGCATCACAGGCTTCGCCTTCTACGCTGGACTTGCCGCATTTGTTTGGGTCCTTGGCCGGGTCGCATTCAGCCCCACCATCCCCGTCTCCCTTGCCATCCCCGTCGCCATCTCCTGACCCATCACCGTCCCCATCACCATCGCCGCTGCCGTCCCCATCGCCGGAACCGTCACCGTCTCCATCGCCGTCACCATCCCCTTCGCCGTCACCGTCGCCGGGGTTATCAGGATCGGGGTTCTCGCTGCTATCGCAGCCGCCGACTTCAACTTCGGGATCGCACGGCTTGGGCGGTTCCTTGCTGCAGAAGGTGCCGTTCCAGACGTAGCCGTCCGGGCAGGTGTTATCAGGGTCAGGTGTCGGGGTTTCGTCGGGATCGGTCTGCTGACCGGGACTGCCCGGTTCCTTGCGGGTGTCTTCGTTGCACTCGATGCCGTTGCCGGTATAGCTGTAAACGCCAAACACGCCCGGCGGGTTGCCGCTGCTGTAGACGTAGACGTTGCTGGCCGGTGTGAAGCCGAAAGCGTACTGGCAGCTATTGGCGCAGACCGATCCAGGCGGTTCGATCAGCGGCTGGCCAACCGCTTCCTTCATTTTGTGTTCGTGGGTGACGACCTGGCCGATGGTGGCTTCACAGCGATTGGGTGGCGGGATGCAGGCGCCGGTTCCACCGTCGTACTCGCCTGAGCACGTACCGAAACGCTGGATATCGAAAAAGAATGTGCCGTTGTAGGTGCCGGCATCATTGGTAAGCGATAGAACACAACGGGCGACGGTTGGACTGGTAAACGAGTAAGTCGAGCCAATGGCTCGATATTGCGGGTGTGTATAAACCGGGACAGCGGCGGAACAGGCTGCCGCGACAGTCGGGAACAACTGGCTGCGATAACTGACCGGCAAGACATTCGCACTTGAAGTTGCTTTCCAGTGGTGGTCATCCGCGTTGGCTCCGCTACTCCACAGTAACGCGAGCAGTACAAGGCTTACGGCAAATCTGGTCATCCCTACACCCGCCCAAAAAACACGAGATAAAACGCCAGAGTGGTGAGGATCAGGACGTACAGTTCGTAGCTCATTGGCGTTTCCCTGGAAGAGAAAACCCCGCCGGAGCGGGGTTTGTTTGCTTCGGCACATGCAGTGCGCGGTTCCCGGTTACAGGGCGCGGCGCATGTACTTGAACGCCATCGCGGCGATGATCACGGCGAACACCGCCCAACCGATGGTGCCGACATCGGTGCCGGCGGTATCCAGCGCTTGGGTGGCTTCGGATGGAACGGCGGCGTAGACGGCGCCGGCCAGGGTGGAGAGCGCAGCAGCAGCGCCAACGCCGATTTTCTTGATGAAGTGCTTGTTCAGTTGCATGGGTGATACCTCACTGTTTCAGGGCTTTTTTCAGGACCAGGAAGCCGAACACGGTGGCGAACAGAACAATCGCTTCGCCTTGC